AGCAAAAGCACCGGCTGTAGTTAGTACTGAAGGTACGACTGTGGTTAAGTCAATTTCAGATACGTTTACGCCTGGAGAGATTTGAAACGCCATTTTATTCTCCTTGAATTATTATGTGTTCTGTAGGTAATAAGATACCATAGTGATATTTATGAAAGCAGGTATTTACAACCTATTTTGAAGTTCTCTGATGAACTTTGAATATGTTTCTGAACCATCGGCAACTTCCCATAAGTCGCCACCCATCATCTCAAAATCATGTTCCAGTCCATCTTCTATGATGGGTGCAGGTAACATATCATCATCTACTTGATTCATTTTCTCTATCTGTATTTGTTTACGAATGTCATGATTAACAATTTCTTTAAAATATTGTTGAGTTGTTATCCATGAAAACATAACCAAAGACATGACCATATCATCATTTGCACCTTCTTCAGCTGAGAACGAGTTCTTTTGTTGAATAAAAGTGGTTAGTTCGGAATATGTATCAAAATCTTGAATTAGTAATTTGTCACCCTCAATCAAAGTTTTAAGGTTTGAACAACCAATAGCCTTGACTTGTGGTGACATTTTCAGTCCCATCTGTACACCACGGGCAAAACCAGCAGACAGTTGTTGTGGTTTTTTATTGCCTGTAAATATTTTCCATAAATTTTCATATTCAAAATCTACATGTAATGAGTCTGCCACCTGTGGATTGTTATTGATTTCTACCAAAACATACGCATCGTTGTAGTATCTGGCTGTATTATAGATGACGGTTGGGAAAAGAATTGGTGTAATTGACGAACTTTTATATGTGGCAACCTGTTTATATGGTGTCTGAGAGATATCAATTACAGAGAAGGCTGAACTGTCAAGGTTTTTACCTTCAGAAACGTCAACGGTAATTGCATACAAATGGTCTGTTTTAGATTCGTTAACGCCTTCTTTAACTGGATGTTCGTAGATTTTTAACAAGTCGTGGTTTGCAATTGGGTCACTATAGACCAGTTGTTGTAGTTTGTAACCAGAAATAAGAGTGTTTGAAGAACCCAAAAATTCTGTTTCAAACTCTTGTTGGAACTGACGCAACGAGGTGTTACGAATTGTTTCTTCTTTCCATTTTTCATCACGGCCTGGTACATGTGACCAGTGAATTTCAAAATTAGTATAGTTGTTCTTCTTGTTGATTGAGTCCATCCATAACTTGTAGAACAGATTCATACCATTTGGCGTAGACACAATAATAATCTTTGTTTTTTTACCTGATGAAATTACAGGGTAAACAGAGTTAAAGAATTCTTCCGCAATATTGTTTGGTACGAAAGCGAATTCGTCCAAGAATACAATATTGAAAGAACCTCCACGAATTGCAGATGATGACGTAGATGCCGCAACAATCTTGGAACCATTCTCTAATTCTACATTACCTTTGTTCCAAACAACAACACCTTGCTGAAGCCACATCGGTAGATTTTCATATGCTAACTGGTATTTGGCAAGAATGTCTCTAGCAAGAGAACCTTTGTTAGCCAAAACGGCACAGTTTTGTTGGTCACTAAAGATAGTTGCCCATAACATATAAGCCACGGTTGTGGTTGTTTTACCAACCTGACGAGGACATTTTGTGATAACGAAACGATTGTCTTTGAAAAGTTTTAACATCTTTTCTTGGAAAGGCCACATCTTAAAGTTGATTAGACCGTCATCAACGTTGACAATTTTGATATAATTTTTTGCAAAATACACAGGGTCTTTGGCACACTTAACGTATTCAGCAACCTGTTCTTCTGTATATTCTACCTTGACACCGGCTTTTTTAAGTAATGGGTTGTCACGGTATGCTTCGCCGAATTTTAAATCAACAGTTTCAATCATTCTTTGTTATTTAAAAATTTGTTTAATTCGGCAGTAGAACCAACAAAGATAGCTTTGTCAATCTTAGTGTCGCCTTCTTTTTTCTTACCATCCATATCTCGCATGGTTTTTTGAATGTTTAGAAGTTCTTTGTTGGCGTCTACCATGTTCTTTAGTAATGTACCATAAACCTCAAAGGCTCTAGGGTGTTGACCTGCCTTGGCAATCTGAAGTATTTCATCCATGGCTTCTTTACCTTGGTCAATAATCTCTTGCAAGTTTTCTTTTGACTGTTGGTAAGCATCAGTTAAATCTTGTTTAATATCAGGTTCATTATAATTTACTGCAACGACAGCAGAAGGTTTTTTCTTTTCTTCTTCTACTGGTGTTACATCAAATATTTTTTCCATATTTTTGTCAAATGTATTCATAGTTTTTTATTTTTTTACCACCAACTACCAGGATGAGTAATGAGTGGAGAGTCTAAAGTAAAAGTAACAGGAAAAGCCAAAATACCATTTGCATTTACAATAGAGGACATTGGGCTTCCATCAACTGCATAATTTGGATTTTCTGGATCTGCTGGTGCAATAATAAAATTACTACCATCTAAACCTAATATTATTTTGGTAATGTTTGTGGCACCACCTCCAGTAACGGTAAAATTATAACCATGAGTTCCATTATTTACTAACGCATTTGTGAAAAAATACGCTTGTATTTCTGCTAATTTTGGAGAAGAAAAACTACTTAATGCTATTCCATATTGTGCAGTATCCGTAGAGTTTGTTCCGCTGCTTAACATTCCAATAGATTGACCAAAATCCGTAATACCGGCACCAACATATGCTGCGTTAGCAAAGTCCGTATCTAATATTGTAAATGATGTACCAACAGCTAGTGCTGGGTTAACTATTTTTAAACCACCAGTTACTTTTAATCCTGTTCCTGTAATTCTCATTTTAACTCCTCTACAACTTTTTGTAGGTGTTCGACCAAAGGATGGTCTTTGTTTTGTTTAGCCAAATCTTCAATAATACGATTTAATTTATCTTTTGTTTCTTGTGGTGTTGGATTTTGTAAACTCATTTTGAAACCTTAAAATGTTTGTTGAAATAATGTGAATCTTGCTGGGAACAACCAAGTTCCTGCTATAGTATCACCGCTGAATGGATTGGATGGTGCTATATAAAGTCCGTAATTGTCAGGAGCATTATAATATAATACAATGAAAGCCAAAGCAGTATATGATGGTGCATATGACATGACACCTCCTGGTGTTGTTGTGCTACCAGAATCCCATTTTGCAAAGAAATAACCACCGTGAGCACCTGTACCTGGATCACCTAAAATGTTTTTGAAAGCATTAAAAGTATCAATGCTTATACCATCAAGATTTATAGAATCGTTACCTGTATTAGTCTGAGTAGTTACAAAACCATTTGTGGTTTCATAAGCCATATCATTATAACTTCTATCGGCACCAAGATATTCACTAAGTGGTATTGTAGCAAATGATTCAACTAATGTTGAACCTCCTGTGAATGTTACTCCGCCTGTTACTTGAATTGACATTTTATTTCCCTCAATTAAATTCTGTTATGATTGTATTGGCCGTAAATGGCACAGTTGCGTTAGCGTTTGCTGGACTTGGTGTAATATCAATCTGTGCATATTTTTGTGGTGTGATATTATAAGAAGTAAACTTATAGTTTGCCAAAGTATTAACACCGTATATAGGTTGTGTTGATACAAAGTCACCATTAATATTAGTTAAATGTAATTTGTTATTATCCCATAACACAACTTTGCCTGTGGCTATTGCTGTATTTCGTGTGTAACCTTGGTATACATCTTCACCTATTTGATATGTGCCTGTTCCTGATGCAGCATCAATAGAAAATTCTACCACTTGTTCGGGAGTAATTTCATTATAGATTGATGTAATAGAATGTGTAATAACATTTGTTTCTGTTGATTTACCAAATATGAAACCTTTAACAGTAAAGTTTAAAGTCCATATAATCATTCTTGGGTCTTTGTCTCTGTTGCCTTCATATGTTATATCCTGATTGCAACTATTCAATATAATAGGAACTTCTTTTACTATACCCATTTCAGGAACCATATTTAATTTAATGGTATAATCTGGTGTAAAATATGGTAAAATGTGTTCTATTAATTGTGTACCATCTTCGATATTACGAACATACAGATACAAATTAAAATCAAAATTGTATGGTACAGGATTGTATTGACCAAGAACACCGCCTGGTGTTGATGCAAAGTTTCTTGTGTTTGTATTTAATTTTCTGGATGTATCATATGACATACCCATCATTTCAAAAGACATTCTTGGTAAAGTCATTTGAACTTTTTTGTCAAGAGACAAATCTTCTTCTAATCTCATCACGTATGATTCTTTGGCTGCATATGCAATTGGTACCAAAAATCTTTCTGCTTCTGATAAATTTGGATTGTATCTAACCAGTGTAATGTCTTTAAATAGGTTACCAAAACCTACTACAAGTTTTCTGATTGTTCTATTGTAATATGGTGTTGACATTAGATTGGCCCAAATGGATTAATTTCTGAGAAGTCTATAATGGTATTGGCTTCTTCAAAGATGTGTTGATTATCATAAGTTTCATTTCTTGTTGAGTCTTTCAACGGATCAAATGAGGTCAAAGTATGTCTTGCATTACTTGTGGCACCAATAATTAAATGACCATCAACAAATTCACCAGTTATATTAGTTACACTTAGTGTACTTGATACATTATTCCAGTGTTGTACAATAGCAGTGACGGTTGCATTTGCATAGGTATTATCATTGGATTGAAACACAATTTCTTTTTGTGTATAGTTGTTGGCACCGTTTGCCATAGTCAAATCAATTGTATAACCAGATTGTGTAACGGCGTCATCAATTTCAAACACACCAGTGTCAATAACTTCCTGTGAATACTTGAATTTCTCCATTTCCAATTCATAGTAATATGGAATTTTACGACCTAACATGAAGAAGTCTTTAGTTTGATTTACAAATTTAATTTCAAACAATTCACCAGTACCATTTAAGAATGGCACATAAATCAAATCACCTTCTCTAGGTCTGGTGAATGAATTTTGTGGTACACGTTGAGAGAAAGAACGTTTGGAGATAATAACATTAATATTGTTTTTAATTTCTAATCCAAATTTAGAAAAGAATTCTCTTTCACCACCGTACTCCATAGAACTTGATAGATAGAATTCTACTGGAAATGCTGAACTGAACTTCTTAACCGGATCTTCACCATAAAGAATGTCTC